CGTCTTTAACAAGGTAATATTCTGTGGTTCTGATTCCACCGAATGTGAATCCACAATAGCGACATCGAAGTGAAGCTGGTAACAACTCACTACATACCTCCTACTGGTGAATTAGGTGTTAGACTATTTTGGTTCGCTATTGCTTGACCTGCACTAGCGTTCCGACCGTCAATAGTACCACCTTGATACATCGGGTTCAAACTTTGAATATCTTGCGTTACAGCAGACTGCAAATCAAAGTCAGGGAAAATTCCCTCAGTACTGATACCACTAACCTTAAAGATTTGGTACAACAAGCGTTGAATTGCCGCTGGTGGAATAATCGGTTGTCCGGTGTTAGGGTCAATCACTTGAATGTATGAGCTTAATGATTGTAGTGCCCACTGTAGTTTAGATTCTTGTGATTCTTTCTCTACAATACCACTTACACCACGTGCGTGTACTCGGATGTCACCTTTAATGGTCTCATCTAATGAATACATCAACTCATAGTCAATATATGATTGAACAACTGGCTCAATGATATTTTCTTCAAGCACACGTAAAGCAAACTTAACTGATTTACTTGCTTGGTTTAATACCATTGCCACACCACCTGATGTGCGTCCTAGCGTACCAATATTTTCTGTTGAACCAAACGCTACACGTGGAATACCGATTGTCTCATAGCCATACTGCATGAAACGCTCGAACACATTTAACAGTTGGTGTGAAATATCAGGTACAGTGTAGAAGTTGTAAGCACGACCTTGCATACCAATCACGGATTTAACCTCGCGAATAGTATTAGGAAGGATTACATTTACATCTTCATCGTCAATAACACGGTCGGATTCTACCTCACCCAATACACCTGATGCGAGTCCCATGTTACGTACCATTGCTACGATTGTTGCTGTACATACACGTTGTACATCACGTAGACGGGTAACTGGACACTCGCCCCAAAATGCTCCCGGGATTGGTTCAAATGATGCTACATAGAATGGACGCTGACCTGCTGGGTCAGGGTTTAACACCGCTTTAATCACGATGTCGTTAATTGTCCAAATCTCTGCTTCGTAAGAAATGTCAGGAGAGCCTACTTCAACACCGAACTCCTCGAGTAATTCGCCACGGATTGCCCCATAAAATCCCACACAGTCATAAAATCCTTGAGCGTCGTCCTCAAGTCCAATGGCGTATTGGTCTGTGTCTACTTCAGGGTTATGGTCCTTGCCGTCCTCGCGTTCTTCGAGCCAGCCTGTCGGATGTTCCTTCAATACTTGACGGATTCCCTCGCCATCGAAGCCCGGTGCAGAGTAGTACCCCACTAATTCAGAACGTGAGCATTTGCGGATTTCCACAACATACTCTGCGTCTTGTACGGACTGTGCGTTTGGTGCTGGGTAGAAATCAAACGGAGAAATGTTTTCTACTGCGCGAATTAACTTACGCTCCACAACCATACGTTGTCCATTCCAACGCTTCCACGGTTTCATCACAACCGCAGGAGTTTTCATAATAGCAGCAGGATACACCACAAAGTTATATATAAAATCACCAAACTGGCGTAACCAATCAGCATCATGAAGTCTGTCCTGAATTAATGTATTCATTTTATCAGCGGCAATAGCAGATAACTTCTGCTGTTCTTGCATCGCTGCATTTTTAAGAGCTTGACCTTGTTCTGCCGCTGCTTGCTCAAGCATGTCAGAGGTCATCATCGGCATCTGTTGAAGTTGTGCCATCACCGCTTGCAGTACATTCTTAGTCTGTGCATCGTCTAAGTCTGCTTGCGGAGTTGCCTTAATGACAAATGGGCTCTCAATCGAGTTAGCAAATACATCACGAATGAGACCCACGATACCCTTAACAATAGGTGATGTAATGTTAAAGTTCACATCAATGTCAGGGTCAAGAGTTTCACAGGCGAGTAATTCCCCACGAACTTGGCGTAAGCAATCTAACAGGATGTCATACTGCTCGCGTTTCGTGTCTTTAGCAATCTCGAAGCGGTCACGGACATACTGCCCGAGTTCTTCTACTAATCTGTCGTGTTTCTTACCCACCGTTCACCACCTTATTTGTGTGCTGGTGTTTTACCACGATTACTGCCTACTGGACAGCCGTGTGGTGGTCGTTTACCTTGACATGGCATACTAATTCTTCTCCTATTTTAAATAAATCTTGAATGTCGTCTTGAACTTCTGTTCGAGCTCGACTTACTCATACGGCTGCTAATATTAATACCTAGTACCATATATTGCAACGCATCGGCTAAATCTGATGTCCAACCTTCGTGAGATTTTGTCGGTGTATCTCGAACAACATCGTTCTTACCGCGTACATTCTCATAAATGTAGTTGTATTTTAATGCCTCAATTAAAAATTTGCAATTTTTTGTGATTTGCAGTAAAGGTTGCCCCATTGAGTCTAATTTTGTCAGTCTCTGTTTAACTGCTTCAATCCGTGGCTGCAATTTATTAGTACCCGGACTTTCAATCGGAATACCATTCTTTAATAAAATGTCATATGGTGACACATCAACAGACTGAGCTTGCACGAGGCCTGCAGGGTCACCCCACGCTCCCTCGACCAAGTTGTTCATGTATCTGCGTCTGAGTGTTGGCTTAATGTGCTCAACAGTTAATGTCTCAATAGACATGTCCTCGCCCATCACCTCATCTACTATAATAAGACGACCACCTGCAGTCATTGTACCAACAAGACACACTGGTGTACGACCAAAGTCGAAGGATAAATAAAGCGGAGCACCTGCTGGCACATTAAACTGGTCGATGACATGACGGCTCTCGTTGAACTCAGGGAATACTACCTTACCAGTCACCAAGTCCGCAAACTCACCTTCCACATATGCCTTAATCTTCTGCTCCTCGCCCCCGAGCATGGCATAATAATAGTTATACCCACCCGGCAGGTTCTCAATATTCTCCGCCATCGGGTTCGGGTCCCATGACCCATCAGGCTGTCTTAGTAGAGCGGGTGGCTGTCTGAATAACTCGAAATATGGACGACCCATGCGTTCAGACATCATCTTGAACTCATCATCCTTATCCCCGAGATACCATCTATATAACCAATGATTTTTAAGCGGACCGTTAGTTGCCCCAAATAGTCCTACCCACGTTGCCTTACCAAACCGACCTGACGGGTAACGCCCAAGACGACGGTCAATCGCAAATACTAATGACTCAGGGAACTCCGACAACTCATCGATGAACCCGAATGTCGGCTCACACCCAAGCAACTTGTTCTGTGACTTCTCATCATCAAATGACAAGAACTCCACATCAAAGTGCACCTTGGTGCCATCATTTAACTCAAACCGTGCGTGAGCCATCATTGGGAAACTCCCAGTGCGGAATGTCATCAAGTTACCCACCATTGTCTTAAATGACGGTATAGTAGTCGAGCGTAACATTGAGTTAGTATTACGTGCCACAAGTGCACGAGAGTATCTCACACCATCTGCCGCTGGCTCTTGCATAATAGCCTGTAGCAGTAGTGTCCATATAATTCCTGAAGTTTTAGCTGAGTTACCGGTACAGAACACCTTACCGTTGCGTCTTGCAACGAACATGCCTGTAGATGTGGTGTAGCAGTATTTATACCCATCCTCACTTGGAATGTGTTCATACTCAGCGGTTTTCATATTAACCCAGCAGTTCTTACCATTAACGCCTACTGTTGCTCTGTATGTATCATTCCAATTTTCTTTATCGGCTTTATCGACATTAATAAAAGAAGGAACACCACAAGAGACAAATGCAAACTGAATAAAGTCCACATTCTTCTTATTGGCGGAACAATAGTATGAACCCTTCTCACCGATGTTGCCATCCCACAGCAAGCTTTCTTGTGCCATGAGTGCTAACTGACGCTGACTTGCTCCATAGTATTTAGACAAATCTTTATTCCACTCAGGCGGTACAAATCTAAACACAACCTCAGTAGGTCTGCCCGGATAAATAGTCTCAGTGAACTCAATACCAGCATCGTTCAACAATAGTCGTACACGTTCAACCTTTCTAGGTTTGCGGACTGTCACTGCTGCCTTATAACCACGCTTAGGCAAATGCCCGTCTGCAGATAACATAATTTGCACTCGAAGCTCTGCATCAGTCAGTGGGTACTCTGTATCTGCCTTATACTTAAATACTGCAGGGATTTTAGCATTGCGTGTAGACCCTGTCTTATATTGTTCAGCCAGCTCTGCTCCTGTAGCAATTTGCCAGTCACCATCGCGGGTCATCGCATAATGTGTCTTGTACCACACCTTGTGCTCATCACTCACTGCCATGTCCATCGCGTGTGATGTGTAGAATCGGTGGAATCCTTCAGGGCACGGCAACTTAACATGCTCGGCTCTCTCAAAGTG